CCCCTCCGCCTCCAGTATTTGCAGTTCCTGCGACAGCATTGGTTGCCGAATCCCCCTTGCCACCAGCACCGCCCCCACCCGTTCCACCAGCACCTGAATTTGTCCCAGAACGAACGCCACCCCCTCCACCGCCAGCGAACGTAAGGGATGTGCCTGTAATACTTGAAGTTTGCCCAGCGCCACCAGCGCCGCCAGTGTTGCTGCTTGCGCCATTATTTCCGGCGGCAGATGCGCCACCTCCGCCACCGCCATTTTCGTCATTGCTGCCGGATGCTCCAGAATAACCAGAGCCGCCGTCGCTTCCTTGACTTGGTGTAGTGTTTGGCGTGTTTCCTGTTCCTCCTGCTGTAGTTGCAGAACCTGCATTCCTAGTGCCGCCGCCACCACCGGAACCTCCGTTTTGACCTGTACCTGCTGTGTTGCCTCCAAAGCCGCCACCGCCTCCACCGTTGGATGTAATAGTGCTAAAAACAGAATTAGAGCCGACACCGCCAGTACTTCCTGGGCTTGCAGAGCCACCTAATCCACCGGCTCCTACTGTAATTGTGTAATCAGTTCCTGCTGTAACGCTTAATCCTGTACCAGTTCTGAAGCCTCCAGCGCCACCACCACCACCTCGCTGCCCTCCACCACCCGCACCCCCAGCAACAACCAAATACTCAACCTCAGTCACCCCCGTAGGGCAAGTCCAAGTTGATGTCGCTGTGAAGGTTTGGATGATGGTTACAGTCGCTGAGGGCCAATTACTACCCATGAGGGCGTTGCGGATCGCCATCATCCCCCATACGCCATTTGCACCCGTTGTATCAGGAAACTGTGCCATACCTACCTCACGACAAGGTTTCGTATGAGCAAGTAAAGGTCAGCTTACTTGCCGTCCCAGACGTTGCCCAAAGCGTTGATGCCTCACCCGTGACACTTGAATCTAGTAAATACAGCGACGTATTCTTAGTCAATAACTCCACCGTTCCGCCAGCAGGCACTGTTACTTGATAACACAGCACTCGGTAAGTCGATCCGTCAGCAAGTCTTAACTCCACCGTGGCCGCATAGTTGGCTGCATTATCTACATTGGCAATCAAAATCTGCTCAATCTTATGAGCCTGTCCTGTACTAGGTATCGTGACCAGCGCATTGCGTGAGGTATCACTCGGTGTAATAGACACCGTATGAGGTGTGATCGTTGTGATTGATGCAAAATTTGGAGCAGCCATAAACTTCCTTTAACTAAATATCAACGCTGCAACAACAGAATTAAGACCGCCGCTACTACCACCGCCACCGAGTACGCGGATCTGAATCTCAACCCCGCTAGCAGGTGCAGTCGTAAAAACGACATTAGAGCCAGAGACCGTGTAATCCTGCGTAGGCTCTTGTACGACACCATTTTCCATCACGAGGACGTTATCAACCGTAATGCCGCTCGTTACTGCAAAGGTAGTCGTAGAGCCGTTTCCGGTGTAGGTGTAAGTGGCATAACCCGTACCGCCTCCGCCGCCTCCACCGCTGATCGTTACCGTAACAGCCGTTCCCACTGCGGTTGCCGTTACGCCAGAGCCAACAAAGTCAAAAGACGTAACGCCAGACGTTAATAGCGAGCCTTCATCAGATACGGAAATATTAGTGCCGGCACCCGAGAAGCCAGAGATTCCTGAAAAGCCAGAGAACCCAGAAATTCCAGAGCCAGAGAATCCTGAGAAGCCCGAGGTTCCTGCCCCAGAAAAGCCTGAGATACCCGAGAAACCTGAAATGCCGGAGAAACCCGAAAATCCGCTAATCCCTGAGAACCCGCTGAGTCCTGAGAAGCCGCTTATTCCTGAGAAGCCTGAGAATCCACTGATTCCTGAGAACCCACTTAATCCAGAGAATCCGCTGATGCCAGAAAATCCGCTGACACCTGAAAAGCCGCTAAATCCAGAGACCCCAGAGAAACCAGATATACCTGAGCCAGAGTAGCCGCTAATACCCGAGAAACCGCTGGTTCCTGAAAATCCTGAGGTCCCAGAGAAACCGCTAATCCCAGAGAATCCACTAATGCCTGAGAAACCGCTGAAGCCAGAGATTCCGCTAAAACCTGAAACGCCACTGAAACCCGAGGTTCCGCTGAACCCTGAGATGCCAGAACCAGAGTAGCCACTGATGCCAGAGAAACCAGAGATGCCAGAAAAGCCTGAAATACCCGAGAAGCCTGAATATCCTGAGTAACCAGAAGTTCCGCCACCACCTCCACCAGAGATCGTGACAGTGACTGCATTACCTACCGCGGTAGCAGTGACACCCGCGCCAACAAAATCAAATGACTGTACGTTGGTAGTGAGTGGCGTGCCTTCATCAGAAACAGTAATCGCAGAGCCAGCGCCTGAGAAGCCTGAAAGACCTGAGAATCCCGACAAGCCAGAAAACCCTGAGCCGCCAGAGAATCCGCTCAGTCCTGAGAATCCCGATAGGCCTAGGCCTGAGAATCCAGAGAATCCCGATATACCAGAACCCGAGTAGCCTGAGATGCCAGATCCCGAGTAACCCGAGATGCCTGAGAATCCAGATAATCCTGAGAAGCCAGAAAGTCCAGAGTAGCCTGACTCTCCTGAATAGCCAGAAAGCCCTAGGCCAGAGAATCCAGAAAAGCCTGAGAAACCAGAAATGCCAGAGCCTGAATAGCCTGACAGGCCACTGTAACCAGAAAGGCCAGAGTAACCGCTGATACCGGAAAAGCCGCTCGAGCCAGGGTTGTCGCCAGAAAACCCTGAAAAGCCGGAGAAGCCTGAGTATCCAGAGACACCACTGCCACCGCCACCGCCTGAAATGGCAGAGATAGCACCCGTGGTTGTCTGGACTGTACCGCCATTCTGTACGATAGGTACAAGCTCAGTTCCTGTGAGGGCCTGGGCGGTAGGAAGCTGACTGATCGTTTGATTGGCCATTATGGTGTTATCGCTATTCCATCGAGGTTGCCATCATTTTCGATGAGATTGGTATTGCCCTCAGTTGAGAGAATTATACTTTGCTGATCATTTAACACTAGGTTATTTTGCTCTGCAGCCACCGATACATCAGGCCGCGGGAAGCGCAAATTGATCCGCTCAGTCTTTCTTGCTGGCAGTCGATAAGGGTCCTTTTGATCTCGACAATTCTCTTCGCATACCATCAGGCCAGGGAAGTTAATGTCTGGGCCAAGGGTTGCATGTGGGCGCTTCATACGGCAGCGATCGCAAATGCCAATTGCGATGTCTGAGTAGCCCTCGGTGTCAAGAAAGAGTGGCATTACGATGTCCTGCCCTGAGCGGCAAGCGTGGCGCGGCGGGAAGCAACGCGCTTTGCAATTTGCTCTGGCGTCTGCTTGCGGCCTTTATTGGCCCTCCCGCCAGAAGCACAAGCCTCAACTGATGGGGGCTTAGAATTTTTAGCATACGGGCGAGGAACACCTTTGGTTTTTGCAGACTTTTTAGCTTGCGCCTCAGCGCTCCAAGCCAAGTGCCGATGTGCATGCAATGCTTCCAAAGACTTGCCCGTAGCTTTTTTACCAGTCAACGCCTTGCGCATTTTTTCTACCGCCTCAGGCGACTTTTTCTTGCCTTTTGCGGCTAAAGACATTTTAGATTTTGTTTCTTCAGACTTAGGCTTTCGCATATAAGGCTTGGGAATGCCTTTGCGGTTTGGAATCAAGTCTTCTTTTAAGCCGTTAGCCAATCGATTATATGCCCAGCCATCAGCCGGATTGCCGTAAATTTTGAACCTAACCAGATGAGCTATCGCATGATCAATTGGATGCAAAAGGACTAAGTTATCTGGCGCATCTGATCCGCCCTTATAACGAGGAATAATGTGATGCTTGTGAAATCCGGCTAGCAAAGTCATCTTCAACTCGTATATGGATTGATGTTGACCGCAAAGTAGATCGGACTCTTATCACGCTCTTCTGCTTCTGCAAGCGCCAAGTATTTGCCAGCCTGGTCCTCAAGGTATCTGACGCGATCAAGGGGCACTTGAGGCAATTCCATGCTTAATTGATGCGCTAGCATGCCGACAACGGCCATATACCAGCGCTGCGGGATCTGTAGTTCATCAGATAAGTCGCCTACATCCATGATCTGCTTGGAATACCAGACAGTCATCTGCACATACCACTCGTTTGGCACCGGCCAAAGGTAGATTTCTGGCTGCGGGACCGTCCGATTGAACCAAAACTGATAAGGCTGATTGGCTGTGAAGTTTTTATTGGGCAAATTGGTGTAATCGTCACGATTTAGCCGCGCCATTTGGATTTCACGCGACATATTGCCCACATAAAACTCACGCAAAGCCAGTGTCGTGCCTGCAGAGGCTCTAACCCGGTAATACTGCACGCTCTGGCCTGGGTCGATGTCATACCAGAGCCACTGCTTATCGGTTACGACAACCTCTCCGAGGTCTTCAAGGGTATTCCAGGTGGTGTTATCAGTGGAATACTCAAGGGTAAGCGTCCAGGTGGCACTTCCACCACCAGAAACATAGGGGAGAAGGCCGATCGACCCAGCATAAATTGGGTTACTGGTGCCAAAATTGATTGATATATTGCCATTCGTACTTGTCTGCAAGCAGTAAGTATCGACATCACTATCCCCTGCGTAGGCTGCATTGCCACCAGCGCTAGAAGAGTAGCTTCCAGTAGGGCGCTGCATGGTGCGGTAGAGCACATTTAAGGCGTCGTTAGCGCCAACAGGCAAGGTGTAAATGTATTTGTTGGGCGTGAGGCCAATGACCTCCTTCTTAATCGCCCAATACTGGATGCCAATATTGATTAGATTGGTCAGAACGAAGCCTAACGACTCTCTGGCCGTTAGCAATTGCTCGCTAGTCAGTTCTTCAGCAAGCTTGCCACAGCGACGTGCAGCGTGGTCTATGACCGTCTGTACTGAATAAATCTGACCGTATGTATCTGAATAGGCCATTTAGAACCCCGGACATTTCCAACGCTTCATGGATGCGCGTGCTCGAGAACCCTTTTCGCTCTTTTCTGCAATAGGACCCATGCGTGCGCAGAAAGAATCTTTTCTTGGGCCTCCCTGAGGCTGTGGAGCCTTTAGGTTTGATCCTGTTTCTCGGTTGTACTTCGCTCTGCCTTTGGCCGTAAGACCAGCGCCTTGATCCGCCGGCAGCTTTTCACCGCGGCCAATCGCAAGACTCGGACCACCTTTCTTAAGCTGTTCAGGAAGCTTTGCATAAGATCGCCCTTTCACGTTGGATTGGGTGTACTCAGCCGCTACATCAGGCCGAATGCCAACCTTCTTGGCAAACTTGGGATTGCTTTCGGCTGCCTTCATCAACCGAAATTGCGCCTTGGATTTGGCGGGCATTTAGGCCACCTGCATCATCGTGGCGATGACTGAAGGAATTGCCGGGTAGGCCGGAGAAACGCTTGCAGGCAAGTGCTCCATCGTAAGCGTAGCCACTGTGGGCAGCCAAACGATCTCAACGTACTGGCCAGCAGTAAGGCTCAGAAAGATATTCCAGGCCGTTACGCCGTAACCAAAAATGCTTGCGCTCTTCCTGGCAGGTATCGTGGTCTGAGTAGCCGAGTTTGCAAGATCCACACCGTTTACGCGAAACCAAATGGTCACGTCTTCTTGTGTGTTCTCGACGTTCTTAAACTGAGCACTGAACTGTAGGTTATAAATGCCAGTGCTTGGTACCGTGATCCGACTATTGCTCGCAACCGTAATCCCGTCAGAAATATCGACCGTGTTATAGGTCACGGCCGTGCCAGCAGAGATGCTTCCCGTTTGGTCAAGCGTGCTGCTAAAACCACCATAGTTGTTCGCAAAAGATCGCAGCGATGAAATCGTCGATCTGACGTTCGCCCCGCTCTGAACCAAAGGCACAAGTTCCGCTCCCGTAAAGGTAGCGGCTGCGGGCATTGCGGAAATCTTCTGATCAGACATTACGCGGCCTCCAAGACAATTTTGCTGTCATCCTCTTGAAGGACATAACCTGGGCTTGCCTCATCAAGAATGTAAAAGGTTGTGGTGGGCGTTGCACCGTACACATCGACAACGCCATCATCACCCACATCAAGACCAAAATCTGTGCCGCCAATGACGTTTTGCGCACCGACGCCCAGAGCAAAGCCGTCTGACGTGTTGGCTTGATTGGCTACGCTTGAGTAACCAACTTGGCCCACGTTAGATACCTGCTTGGATGAGTTTTAGCGTCGCCGTTCCCGAGCCAGAATTAACAAGAAGCTTGATGGCCGTCACAGGAAAAGCGTAATTACCGTCTGCGTTTGCGGCTTGACTTGCAACCGTAGGATGGCTAAACCAAGTTGAAATGGTGCCGCTAGGATCGTCAAATGAATGCTGCACAGTGTAGTTCACTGTACCCGATACGATGACGCCGAATCCAACATTGAACGGGCTGATGTTGGTATTCATGACCAACGAATCGCTAGACCCAGTGCCCGTTTTTGAAACTGTCTGAACTTTCATGATCTAGTCCAATGTAGAGCAGGGGCCGAAGCCCCCACTGTTTAGCGCCTAGCTCGTGGTGGTGTAACCGTTACCGATTCTTTGGTTTCGGTTACTGATCCCTTACCGCGGATCTTATCCATCAATTTGCCACCAAGCTCTTTCACGATGCTGATCGGATTCAAGGCTTCCTCGAGATCACGGCTGGCTTTCGCTGCTGTGGCCTCAGGATCTGCAACAGGTTTGGATACATCACCGCCTGGTGCGTATTTGACCTTGCCGCCCTTCTTGAAGGTGCCCGATTGGCGATCATTAGAGACAGGCTTGGATACTGGGTGCTTGGGCATGGCGACGGGTTTGCCCGAATCAACAAGACCCCCCGTCGCGTAGTGCTTTTTTAGGGCACCACCTTTCTTGTAGCCGCCAGCATTAGCTTCTTTCACTTCGCCAGTCTTGGTGTTGGTGACACCGGGCTTTGACGTGGAGACATTGTCAATCACGCCCATACCCTTTACACCGCCGCCATCAGCGTAGCATCCGCCACCAGCCATCTTCTTGGCTTTGCCGCCCTTCTTGAAGCCACCAGCATTGCCCATACGAACGCCGCCTGTGCCGTGAGCCTTGTCCTTCTTGGCCTCGTGCATGAGCGTTGTTTTGGGTGAGCCGCTTGTCTTCTCGCTGGGGATTGCACCGCCAGTAGCGTAGCCAGCCACTGCGCCTTCCTTAACCTCGCCAGTCTTGCCTTTGACGTGATCAGGTTTGGCCGTGTGCATCTTGGTGTTGGCATAGCTTGCCGCGCCGCCGCTTGCAAGGCCTTTATGAGCTTTTGATGCTGGCATCGAAGCGTGCTTTTTAAGCTTGGCCTCAGTGCCCATCATCTTCTTCATTTCGGCTGCGTGCTCGGCTTTAGACTCGCCACCTTCCTTCATCATGGGGCGAGCCATGGGCTTTGCCATCTTACGACGCATAGCAAGCGAAGGACGTGCAGGTGCACGGCCAGGTAACGTACCCTGACCCATCTGCAAGCGGGAAGGTGCAGGAGCCTCAGAAAGCCCCGTCATTACCCCGCCATCCATCATCTTGTGGCCGTCTTTGGCTTTGCCCTTCATAGACACATGACCACCTTTTTTGAGCTTCAATTCGATTGAAGGCTCGGTGGTATACATCTTCACCATCGGCTTAAACTGGCCCATGATTAGCGCTCCTTAGCAACGTAGATGTAATCCACGGTCATGGTCTTGGCTACTGCCTCACCATTTTGAATTGCAAAGGTCACAGTCAGGTCTTCATCATCAGGCAGGTTGGTGGTCACTGAACTTCCAGCGATGGCACCATTGACAAAGTATTGAACTGCGCTTGCGCCGTCGTAGTAGAACCCAAGGCGAATAAAGGTGTCGTTTGCCATCGTGGCGACTGAGCTAGCCGTGGTTGCCGTGTTGTTTTTCTCAACAAGGAAATTCACTGTGGCTGCACCGTCAGCTTTGATGAAGAACACACCATCCGTTACATCAAGCGGCGTCGTGTCAGTAATCTGCAAGCCAATCACAAGATCTGATTGCGTTGCATCACTAACCTTAAAGCGTGCTTCAAAGAAGAGCGCCTTACCTGCTTCAAAGCGGAAAGACTCACCTTTTTTCTGCAGCGAGACAAGATCATTGTCAGCAGCAGTATTGGTGACTAAGAGCAGTCCACCGTCGCCATCAGCAAGCGCTTGTGTTGCGCCAGCGTCTGTTTCGGTAACCGTCCAATCAGCAGCGGTGTAGTAATCGAAGTCTTCAAAGTAGGTGTGGAAAATCGTCGCCGCCGGCTGCCCTAGCTGGGCAAATGGCGAATCCTCACCGACGTTGGTAACGCCGTTAGGAAACCGAGTCGTAGTCATGCTTTAACTCCTAGTAAGCGGGGGCCGAAGCCCCCTGGTTTCCTTAGACTCCGGGCGTACCGTACATGGCGCGTGGATCAGTGAAGCCAACGTCATAACGCTCAGTTGCCTTGTAGCGCATGGTGTCAGTTTCAAAGTCACCTTCCATGGTCTTCTCGAGACGGCGGCGCATCATCAACTTCATGCCTTCAGGCGCGTCAGTCTGAACCCACCAAGCGGTGGCAGAAGTCAGACGCGACAGAACAGCGGCACCCTCGTCGAGCAAGCCAATTGACTTGACCGGGTTGATGTCGTTGTTTGCCTGGCCAGCACGGAGCACCGACTTGAGCAGCACTTCAGCCTGGAAGATGTTGCCAGGAGCCACAACCAACTGACGTGGCACAAGGCGGATCTTCTTGCCGTTGTTGTCCACTGCCTGGCGGACCTGGATGAGCATTTGCTCAAGCGAGGTTTGCGACAGGTTTGCAGCGGTAGACAACAGGTTGCTAAAGGTGCCGCTAACGATCGGGTGCGATGCACTGTTAAGCGCAACACCGTCGCCACCAGCATACTGGCCGCCCGTAAAGGCGTTGTTCAGTACGTTGGCGCACAGGGTTTCCTTGGTCTCAACCAAAGACTGTGCGAGGTGACGAGCATAGACCGAGCCGATGCGGATGTGATCGCCATCCTCAACAAGCACTTTGGTCAGGGCGAAGGCAAGGCCATACACCGAGTACACATAGCGCTTGAGGAAGAGTACGCCACCCTGCTGATAAGTGACTGGGCTGCCGTCAGGAAGCAACGGTGCCAAGCCAAAACCGTACAGAACCGGCTCTTCGTGGTAGTTACGGGGAATGCCGTCTTGCTCGCGGAACACACGGCTCCACTCGTCGGCACGTTGATCATAAACTCCGTCGAAACATTCGTTGAGGATTGGCTCAACAATCGAGCGAAAGTCTGTACTGCGCATTGGGGCTGCCATTTGTTAGCCCTCCTTATGCTACGGTTGCTGGGTATACAACAGCAGATGTGTTGTAAATGCCAGCGTATTGATTTTCAGCGATTTGTACACGAACGATTGTGTACGCATCACCCCAAGCGTTCCCTGGATAGGGAGCGAGATCGATCACACGAAGCGTCTTGCTAGTGTTGGCAGAAGCAGCCGTGGTATCCATCGTGCAAGCAGACAAGCCGGTCGTGGTCGAGCCAGCGGTTGCGTTGCTGATGTCAAACTCTTGGCCAATTGCTGTTTGTGCAATGGAGCCAGTTGCTTGAATCTCATAAACAACCTGTGGGTCATTCCAGATGTAGGCAATAAGTGAGCCAGTCTGGTAAGCCGTGTTGGTTGGCCAGTAGTTGGAAACGCGACGACGACCTGTGGTATCAGTCCATTCAACGCCGTCAAAGACGCCGTAGATAGGATCGCCAGCAGAGGCAACAACGATATATCCAGTGCTGGAAGCAGCGATTTTGACTGCTTGACCTTTGAGGATATTCGCTGCGTAGCCGCTCTCGATAATGTTGGCAAGGGCCTGTGCGCGATCCAACCCACTTGGGTGGTACACGGGCCGCAAGCCAAACGGTGCGCTTGTAGCAGACATGTTAATTACTCCGAATTAGCCCTCGAATACCGGGGCTTGGTTAATGGATTTCCGTGAAACATTGCCGAATCCTTCACCTTCCGTTCTCAGGAGTTTGTGTCCTGAGCTATCCGCACCCTGCTGTAACTCTTCCATGCGCTCCATGATTGCATTGGTTGCTTCCATCGGTTTCTGATAATGGAAGTGCGTCATGACGCGTTGGTACAAGTCCATCGGGAGTTTGAATAGCAGCATCTCGTTACATGAGATGTGGCCCACATGCTCGCCCGCTTTTACACGGTAATTATCATACCCAGGTAACTCATCTGCAAGAACAGGAACGTACCCAAGCCGAATCCGTTTATCAATGGTGTCGTAGCTATTGGTGGTGGAAAGCCAGCACAGGTGGTAACCAGGAATGTCTGGAACCTTCGGCAGTGCTTGTTGTGTCCACTCGTCACTCCACATTTGGTCAATGTCCTGTGTACTAGCGAACTGTTCTTCTGCTGGGAGGCGCGAATGATCTTCACTTGCGCGAGTATGACGGCCACCAGCAGCGAGAGATTTCTTGAGACGTGATTCCATGACTAGCTCCTATATCCTTGAGATTGATTCTGTTGCTGTGCATAACGCTTAATCATGCTGGCCCGCTTCTTGGGATCATCCCAAAAACCGGCATCCTTCATAGCCTTCACCTGATCGGGTGTTAGCGAGAAGGAGTTGCGTCCACCAGCAGACGCCGCATTCTCACGGCCAGAACTTGTCACAGGACTCCTAGGTTTTCGTCGAGGAGATTCATCCTCATAGTCGTCATTGTAACGATGGGGGATGTATTTCCGCAAGCGATTGTCCATTTCATCCCAATACTCACGCGAGGCAGGGTTCCAGCCCTCTTTCGTAAGCTGCTCATCGACTTGTTTAGCAATCTTGCTATCCATGTCTTTGCGCTCAGGATCAAACCAATCGTTGCGCTCCATCCAAGAAGCAATCTGCCGCTGCACACCAGCATCAGGAATACTGGCTCTTTGTTGCGGTGCGACGGCTTTTTGCTTGAAGTTTTTCAGGGCCTCGAGCTTTTGCTTCTCATCGAGGAACATCTCATTGGCCTGCGCAAGCGCGTCGCCATCATTAGCCGATGATGCTTCTGCCATCTTCATGCGGGCATACTTCACCCGCAATTCAGCGTCTTGCACAGCCTTATCGATTTGTGCAAGGTCATTGGCATGAGTGCGCTGCTCGACAACAGCAAGGCGCTCCATCAACTCTTGATTCTGGCGCTGCAATAGCTGCAAGCGCTCATCTTTCTCCGCTTGAGTCTTGCGGATCAGATCCTTTTTCGCACGCCGACGTTCACGCCGTGCAGCCCGTAGGGAATCAAGTTCATCGTCGCTAGGGGGATCATCGTCGCCAGGAATATCGCCGCCTTCAGCTTTTTGCTCTTCGTCGCTTTGGGGCGCAGCTTGAATCGAATCAGGAAGTTCAACGGTGACCGAGCCATCCGCCTCTTCCTTGATGGGAATGTCTTCATTTTCATTGCTCACAGGAATGCCCTCGTCTCTAATGGGTTGCCCGTGATCTTGGCAATGACTTCATGATCATTAACGATCATAAAGAGCGCCGGATCTTCTAAGTGGTCCTCGCCGGGTACTTTGACTTCCCAACGATCGCCGCCCCATTTGGGGACGCGGATAAAGTCACCCACTACACACCAAGAGCCTTCAGGCCATGGCTTCATCGTGTCGCGGTGACAAAACGCTAGGGGGCCAATCTCAATAACCTTGGCGACCTGCGTGTTCCACTTCTCTGTTTCTTTGGTCTCTTCGACCAACACAATACCGCCCTTGGTGGTTTTTTTCTTGGACCGGCGGATTTGCACCATGATTCGGCCACCAAGAGGTTTCGCACCAGGATCTACGCTCGGAAAGGCCCAAGCCATCTCAGCGTCGTTAGACGCTACTGGTTCATTCATCTTCATCTTCATCCTTCAATATGGATTCAATCATTTTGAGCGTTTGTTCAAGGCCCAAATACATCCCGACTGTGCGCTGATACGTTTCCCATGTCGCAGCATTGCCTGCTGCCAAGGACTGGCTTATTTCAGCCTGGCGTATCTTGATGTCACGAATCAGGTCGGCAAGTGGATTCATTTTTTCTTCGTGGGCAGGGCGCCTCCTTTGGGCTGGGTGGTTGTCTTCGGTGCGGAACCCTTTGACTGCAGGCTTGTGCCGTCAAGGTTGGCTCCCATGGCGATGCGCTTGTGATAAGGCACAGCTTCCATGTCTTTCAGGTTATTGGATGGTTGGGCCACGATTCACTCCTAAGTTACGTTGGGCTTCGTTTTGAAGCTTGAGTGCAGTCTCAAACTGCTCTGCCTGCAACTGCTCATCACGCTGGGTGAGCCGCGCAGTTTCGATACGCTCCTTGGTGAGGTTGTTTGTAGCGTTGAGCGCCACATCCAACTGATCACGCTGGGTAGCGCGTTGTTGCTCTGATTGCAGGCGGGCCATGTCTATCTGGCCTTGTTGCTGCATGTCAGCGCCTTTCAGTTGCATCTCGGCTTGATCGCGCTGGGCACGACGCTGCGTCTCTGCAAGGCTGGTTTCCTTCAAGACCTGAGCCTCTGGCGGCAGCGGTTGCTGCGGCGTGAGTTGCTGCATGGATTGCAACAACTGCTGAAGCTTAGGTACGACCTGGCTGAAGGCCGACTGGCTATCCTTCATGACGTGCTGAGAGGCGATGGCAAAGGTCTTATCAATCTCTGCCGTCAGCATCTTGTTCTCGTAGTCACTTTCTGCCATCGGCTCGCCACGGGCTTTGGCAATGTAGCCGTTCATACGACCCAAGTACCATAGGACCATGTGCTGCTTGATGTGCTCGAGCGCCCTCGGCAGGTAAATGCTGGCCATGATGGGGTTTTGGCCAAAGGCAGGATCAAGCGCAAAGTCTAGGTGGCTTTGCAAGTGAGCAAGCTGGTCTTGGTGCGGGTAGGCATAGGCGTTTTGGCCTAATGCCATGGCCACATTCTCATCTGCTGCCGTTCTCTCTTCTGGCGCAGGCGTACCCTTCAGCAATTCGTTGATGCCAGGTATC